AGAATGTGGTTTGAGCCATGATTTTTCCTTACATGCAAGTGAGGGCGTATCTGTCTGCATGTCGTCAGCCGGGACTGTCAGATACACCGGAAAATCCCGGAATAATGTCAATATACACTATTGCCAATAAAAGAAAAGGGGGCCGAAGCCCCCTTTTTTAACGCCCCATTACGGGGTGTAACCTTCTGAACCCCAAATTGCGCGAGGATCGGACCAGCCGAAGCTATAACGCTCACGAGCTTTATAGCGGACGTTGCCGGTATCAAAATCGCCTTCAAAAGCGGTCTTGATTGCGGTACGCTGGAACATCTTCATGCCGTTAGGCGCATCAGTCATCAGGAACCATGCATCTGGGTCCGTCAGGAAGTGATTAACGAAGTAGCCTTCTGGCACCATGCCCATCGATTTGGTGGCGTTGATGTCATTGTCTGCGGTTCCCGTACGCAGGACCGATTTCATCAGGCGCTCTGCGGTAAATTGCAGTTCCTTAGGAATGATCATGCGGCGAACCGATAGAGCAACTTTCAAACCACGTTCGTCGGTGAAACCGGCGACATCAATAATACCTTGCTCAAGCGAGGTTTCATTCAGGTCGGCAGCAGTCGCTGCGACGTTGCTGAAGTCAGGGCCAAGTGCGGTTGGGTGCGCGCTGTTACACAGCGACACGCCGTCACCACCGTTATAGGAACCTGACGTATTGAACGCGTTATTCAATACAGAAGATGCTTTAACTTGCTTGGTGTATTGCATCGAACGAGCCAATGCTTTGGTGTAGCGGCCTGAAAGACGATCGTAGAGATTATCTTCGATTGCCTCTTCGGTCAGCGCGAACGCCAGAGCGATGGTTTCGTGGGTGTAGCGAGCAGTAAACGATTCCTGCGCGTTGTCATACGAAACGCCAGCGCCTTCATTCTTGGTCGGCGCTTCGTCAAAGCCGGTCAACATGACCTCTTCTTCAAATGCACGATCAGATTGTTCGACGGAGAAAATGGCGGTGTGCTCATTTTCATAGCGCTTGTATTCCATACCGAACAGAGCGTTTAGGCCCGGCTCCAGCTCTTTTACGAGTTGTGAACGAGAAATAGCCATGATTTAGCTCCTATTAGGGGGCTGTATTAGCAACGCCAGCGCTGCCGTACAGATGAGCATTAATCTTCACAATAACTTGGGTGTAATCTTCACCCAAAGCATTGCCCGGTTTAGTAAACACGCCCACAAGAGTCAGCACCAGAGTCGCAGTTTCAGCAATGGTCGAAGAATCCAGAGTGGTACCAGAAACACCATTAACAGTGCTTCCTGCAACATACGCGATGCTTGCTTGCTTACCAAAGTCCGCTTGGACTACATCTTCATCCGCTTGGATCAAGAATAACTGGCTTGGATCGTCCACAACTTCTGCCGTAATTTGGCCAGAAGTAATGTTGACCGAACCCGGATAGTAGTTAGACCAAGTAGGCTTACCAGAGGTTGGATCGGTGTAATTACAACCGTTAAACACGCCAACTGCAACTTTATGCAGAGTAGCGTCAAATTTAACGATAAAACCGCTTTTCAAGGTAACAAGGTCACCTTGGAAAATAGCGCCGGATTGATTGTCCGCGATTAAATAGCCGTACTGCTTCTGTGCACCAGTAGCAGAGAGGTTACCCATCGGGCGCAGACCAAAAGGCTTATTTGTATTTGCCATTTGAAGCTCCTAAAAGGTTGTGAGGTCTTAACGACCTCCGAAAGTAGTGCGAGAAGAGCGTTGTGCCTTCTCAATACGCATGGTTGAATGAGCGTTTTCGCGCATCATTTCATTGTCTACTGAATGAATCTGATCCTGTGCCTTACGGTTGTAGTGAGCATTGCGTTCGGCCAGAGTTTCTTCAGGAATGCGAGCAAGCAACAGGCCACCAACACCGATAACACCCGCATGCTTACCATCTTCAATGGTAGGCAGCGTGTTGCGATATTCTTCAGGTAGTTCTTCATCACGAACGAGCTCATAACCCTCTCGCATCCTACCGTAGATGTGTTGTTTGTCGCTAAACCCATTGATCTCTGCACGAAGCCAGCGATGCTGAAAACCGATAGGGGCAGGGGGCGCATCCAAACGTGAAGGAGGAGCCCAAGGCTTGCGACGCGCTTCTTTTTCACGAGTGGAACGAGTAGCGCGGTCGATAGTAAGTTTTTCTTGGCTCATTTGTTACTCCTTAACGTATTTGGCATATTCCTCAAGAGGAACGCCCAGTTTCTTTGCAATAGCAACCTGACTCGGCGATAGCCGGACAGAACGGCGTGCACTATTCACCCCAGAACTACGAGATGCAGGAGCAACGGCGGGCACGTTCGACCGTTGTCTCTGTGTATTTTGAGCAGACGCGAACTTCGTTGGAAAGTTAGTTCTAAGCCTGTTATCTAATTCAGTATAGTACTCGTCAGAATTTGGGTCAATACCCTCTTCGTCAACAAGTGTCTGATGTAAGCCCCATGCAGCATAAGTCATGGTTCGGTCTTTGCCAAACCATTGATTCTGCTCTGCCCACTCTTCCGCGCGGGGGCTAGGAGCAGGGCGTGCTGGTTGTTGCTGTTGCGCCGCAACTTGCTGCTGTTGCGCCTGATATTGCTGTTGTTGTGCATGATAATGCTGTGCCTGAACCGTATCGTGCAACTTGCGCTGCTCATATGTAAGCTCAGACAGCTTTTCTTGCGCTTCTGTTTCTGTTTCAATATCGCCTTCTTCTCTGGCGCGCCGAATAATAGAACGCAGCGTAGCTTGCTGCGTATCCATACGGGATTTTGTCTCAGACATACGGCTCTGGTCTGTTTGGACCAGTTGATGCTGAAGAACTTGCGCTTGAGACTGAACATTCTTTGCATATTCTAATGCTGCTTGCTCACGCCGCTCCGCTTCCCGCATCTTGGCAGTCAGTTTAGCAATGCGACGCTGCACATTCTCGCTAACCTGATCTAACTCATTGCGTTGGGCCGAAACAGCAGGCTTTTCTTCTTGTGACGCTTCTACCGTATCATTTTCTGGTAAGTTTATTTCGGGAGTTTCCGTAACCTCTACGTCCGTGGTCACTTCGTCTTCCCCAAGGTTAAATTCAAGCTGATTGTCTGACATTACGTTGGCCATATTAATCCTTACATGTGCAGAATGTCTTCTGGGTTGTTGATACGAGCCAAAATCTCATCATCATTGAGAATCCTGATCTCCCCTTCGTCCAAGCCAATACGCGCACCCGCATACCGACCAAAAATTACCCAATCTCCCTCTTTGCACCACGCCCCGTCGGGGAACTTGGTGGTATCGCGGTAGGCTAGGTCACCTACAGCCAATACGTAGCCACAAACTGTCGTTATTTGCTGGCGCTCACGGGTCTGGTCGGCAAGAATAATGCCGCCTTTTGTTTTTGCCGTGCCTTTGTAGGGGAGAATGACAACCCGCCAGCCTGTAGGCTTCGGGATTCGGTCCAGAACGGATTGGTCAATGTTTTCGATAGTAAGACTGCCGTCATCGGCGTAGGCATCGTCAAGTGTAGGCTCCTTTTCAGCCGCATCTTGTGCCCATTTTTCTTCGAGCGCTGTCATTGTCATAGATGGGTCCTTAATCTTCAGGGTTTTTCTTCAGAAGTTCCGCAATAGCGTCTTCCACGAATTTGTAACCCTCAATACGACCCATCAAAAACTTATACTGCTCCATATCGCGCACTGATCCATTGATAACGAGATCTTCGGAGTTCCTCCGAAGTTTACGTACCTCCGCCAATACGCGTTCAGTAAATCCAAGCATGGAATTCTCCAAGAAGCAGACAGTTTTTGAGCCCTATCTGAAGGCTACGTACCTATTATGCACAAATATTTATATAAAAACACTACTTTTATACATAGTCACATGTATAAATTGCTTATTTAGGTAATTTTTACCTTTTTAAACGCGTCCTTCCGGTAAACATAGGTCGGACGTGGGTCCGAAATTGTTTCACGTGGAACAGTTTTGATCTTTTTAACAATGGGTTTAGGTGATTTTTTCATCTTACTGGGTCCTTGGCGCATTTGATCCTCCGGATTGATTCATCTTAGCCAAAGTTACGGCATTGCGCTCTGTGGCCAACTGTTCTTGCTGCTGTAAACGAGCTTGATCAATTTGCGTATCGTTAGTTTCCCGCTGCTGATCAAAGGCCAAGCGCTGCTGCTCACCTTGCGCACGCTGTTGATCGCGCTGCGCGACCTGCGTTAACTCTTGCTTCTTCAATTCAATCAGAGGATCGGGTTTTTCTTTGCCTGCACCAGACAATTGATCCGCCATATCTTTAGCTTGCTTGTAGAATTCTGTTGCCTTTAAGGAAATCATTGCTTCCCGCTGCAGTGCAGACACCATTCCTTCTGGATCGGTGCCGTACTGACGGAACAATTCTGCTTCCACAAACTCTTCTGCCTTCAAGGTTACGTGCTCAAAGATATGTTTCTGAATATTGACCACCACATTAGGCATTGTTCCAACAATAGGCGACATGGCAAACATCAAGTGAGCCATGATATGCGAGTCGTGCTGCTGCCCTGCATAAGCTTTCAGTGGCGAGCCATCCAAAGCCTGTGAGTTCTCGCTCAACGGATCTTTTGGCTTGTCTACATCTTGCGAATTCAGAATAGCATCCACGTCCCGCACACCAATAGCCTCGTACATGCGACGATAAGCTTCGTACATGTTGTGCATCTGCGGCGCGCTTTGCGCTAACTGCAACTGTGTCTGTGCCAACGTAATACGCTGGGCTACAGAAAAGATGTTTGGATCGGATACCGGCAATACATCAATGCGATCATCAAAATCTCTAGCCTTGATCGAGCGGCTCTCTCCCGGAACATCATAGGGATAATCTGGCGGGAGATACTTGGCAAAACCTTCTGCCAATAACTGGAACTCTAACTTCTGGCTGTAGTGCAAACGCTTATGAATCGCTGACATAACGCTGGAACCCTTTTCCAGCAGCGCGATGGTCGTGCCTACAGCAGCATTCTGATTACTGTCCCCTACCTGCAAATCAGTAATGGACGCTAAACGTCGTCCTGCCTCTACACAGAAACCCAACAAGGAGAGCAAGGTCTGGCTTGGTTCTTTGTACGGCAGGGGCAGCAAAGACTGCGTCAAGTCCATACCGCCCGCATCCATATCTCGCCACTCACCCGGCGCGATAGGCACGTCATCATTCTCGATCCGCGCACCTTTAGCCTTAAAGCCCGCTGGCAGATTGGCCAACGTACCGGCATCGGTCAACTGGCGCAGGGCAGCACTAGCTGTCTTGGTCAAGCCCCCAATCAGATGCAAGAAGCCAAGGCCATAGGCCCCCGGGCCTTGAACCAAGAGGTAATGTACGTAATACTCTTTGCGCTCTTTTGCTTCGCTTTTCTCTTCCCAATTGCGGCGAACACCCACCACCTTTTGGCTTGTTTCGTCAATGGTAATAACATAAGGCAACTTGATGCCCGTTGGCTCGTCATCCTCATCCATGTCCTCGAAGCCCGGTAAGTCATAATCCACCTGAAATTCAAGCAGATAGATTTCTTCCTCTTCCCCATTTGGGGAGATACCGGTTGCCTTGTCAATCGCTTCTTCAATCTGCGTTGCCGCTGCGTCAGAAGAACCTTCCGCTAAATCTAAGTACTGACCGCGGACCACGGCTTTTTTGTAGGAATTCATGGACATCGGCACGCGGTACGTGATCCGCTCGCACTTGCTCATGACGGATGATCCGTAGTACGGAATATACAAATTATCCGCGGGGATCATCTCACTGACCATGCGCCGCTTGTTGTGATCGTAGTAGATCTTCTTAAACGCCGAGCCACCATAGCCAATGTAGAACAGCATCTGGTCAAAGTCCGGGGTGTACTCCGGCATCTTGGTGGTAATCTGGTAGTTCATGTATTCTTTGACGCGCTGTGCCTGCATCAAGCGCTCGCGCGTCTCTTTGCCCAAGACCTGTGTCTTAACAGGGCCCCCGGCTGGCATCATTTCCTTCAACGCCTGCGCTTGGAATTGAACGATGGCCTCGGTTAGCATAGGATGGTACACGCCGCTCGCTCCGCGGAACGGCTTAGTGCGCTCCTCAAATGACAAGCCAAGTAAGTCCATGCCTTTGCTGTACTGCTGTTCCCACTGCTCGCGCGACGCTTGGTCTGCTTCAAACAGCAGCATGAGATCATCGGAGATCGCGGTCCGCACGTCTTCAGGAAGCACTTCGGCAAGGTTTGCGTCGAACTCTACGTCATCTTCTTCTTTGTCCAGATTGACGGTAACGCCACCTTCTTCGTCAAATTCAATCTCGATATCCGGCATGTCTTCTTGCTCAATTTCAATATCGACGTTCAAGCCATCAGGCAGGCTTTTTAGTTTTTCTACTGGCATGGTTTATTTTATCCTCAAGGCGCAATAAATTATGGTTTGGCATTAAAAGTTGTATGGTCCAAGTAGCTTATTAAGCCAAGGCGAGTAAGGAAAAGCATTTTCTAATTTTCTTTGCTGTCTTAACAAGCTCTTTATCTCGTAAGTGACGTTAGCCGGTTTAAGATACTCCAATAAGTTTGCCACTTGTGGTAAATGGGAAGAAGGGGGCACATTTTTTGTTTTTGGACCATCCCCATAAAATTGTGTAATGGTGTCAGGTTCTAACTCATTTTCTTTTATTTGATTCCCTGAAGCCTTTTTTGTAAGGTATTCCACATTAGATATTACTTGGTT